GAAATTGCTACCTGTGACGGTGTGAGTTTCACAGTTTTTCTGCGTCCCTTCGTGGCCGGACGTTTGGCACTTGCAACAGTCTGAGCAGGTTGCTCTGCTGTAGTTGACTCATTATTACCAAATTTGTGTGGGAATTCAAGTCTTATTCTCTTATCCACTTCAGCATAATATTCGTCTGATGTTGGATCAAAGCCTTCTTGCTCCACAAGTTTCTTGTGAATGTCAAAAGCGCTGTAAGTCATGGCATTATCGGTGCCAAACCAAGAGTTTTTGGCTGCCCACGCATCTGCTTTAGGGTCTGGTGCAGGGGCTGCTGGTGCTTGTTGAGCTGGTGCAGCTTCTGTTTTAACATTCGCTTTTGCTTGCTCAAGCTCCTCTTGTGTCTTTTTCATCTGACTAATTCTACTGCTATCCATAGAAAGACCAGCTAAAATAGTTTGTGCTTTTACTTGTTCGTCAACATCGTTGTTGGCGATTGCATCTCTTAATTTTATTTGAGCTGCTTCCAAGTCAGACTTAACTCTTTTCTCAAACTCATCACCATAGTTTGATTGTATAAAATCATACTTTGATTTTAAGTTTTGATTTTCATCTTTTACAGTTTGAGCGTATTGAATGGCTTCCTCTTTTTGCCTTTCAGCTTCACGCATTTTGCGTGTAAGTTTGGCTATTCTTTTTTGTACGCCTTCGCTGTAGTCATCAAGCTCTTCTCTTTTTTCAGCTTTTGCCTCTGGCTCAGGTTGTTCTTCTTGTTCTTGAACTTCTACCTGTTCCTCTGGCTCTTCTTGTTGTGGTTCTGCCTCAAGATCAATTTCTTGTTCTTGCTCATCAGCTTCACCAACGTCTATTTGTAAATCGTCGTCTTGCATAGATTATCCTCCTCTATGTTAAAATGCGTGAAGAATATCATTAGGATCATCTATTGTTCCTAAGACTTCGTCATCGTTTAGTAATCGTATCTCACCACCATCAATCTCCATTCGTGATCCTGCATATCTCGCAAAGATCACCCAATCTTTTTCTTTGCACCAAGCTCCTGTCGGATATTTATCCTCGTCTTTGTAACAAAGATCACCCATCTTCAATACGTATCCAACTTGCGTTGCAACACGTGCTCGATCTAATGTTTCTTGTGCAATAATAATACCGCCCTCAGTTTTCTCTTTGACTGCAAAAGGCATGACTAACAAACGCCATCCAGTGGGGTTTGGTAGTTTCTCTAAGTTTGTTGATTCTGTTTCTTCTTTAATTTCTTTATCTTCAGCTTCGTATTTAGCTTCTAATGCGTGTGATGTTGTCATCGTTATTTGGCTCCTTTGGTTTTAGCAGGTTAGAGAGTTCCTGATTTATTAAATCGATCGCATGGATCTTACCTAATATATATTTATATTCTTCGTAGTTGTCAATCCCGCCGCTTGCTAGAGTTTGCACGAGGCCGTCTAGAACGGTTTGCATCGTCTTTTTTAGTTTGTATATGACGTTTATTGGATCTATAGCTTCTGACATTTTTTTTCTCCTTGTCCCCCAAGTTGTCCCAAAACTCGTCAAGCGCGTTCTTGGGTTTATCTTCCTCCCCCATTTTTCCCCCGATGTAAGATTAAGTCAAATTACTTTTTCTTAAAAATATCTACGCCCTTCAAACCGTATATGGACGCCACGACCCCGACAAAAAGCGTCTGGTACCAGAAAGGGAGATTATTAAACTGCTCAAAGAACATGTGCAGTTTTTGTTGTATGTCTGGATCTTCACTAAACACGCTCCATATCAATAAAATCACTGGGGCACTTACGAGGATCAAAACGAACTCGTCTTTCCATCCCTTGTCGTTTGATTG